GCTTGTACTCAATCGGAACCTCTATCACATCCTCCTCGTCAATAGCTTCCTCCTTCGACGAAATTATCCTTGACTGCTTATACTCATTTCCAACCTCTACAAGAAACTTCTCCCCACTAAACCTATCATCCGGCAGGGCCTCCCACTGTGATAGCTTCATGACGAAGATGGTCTTGTCTGTCTTGGCCTCCTCTATCTTTCTATCAGTAAAATCTCCCTCGTAATTCGTCGATGAAACCAGAAGCAGCTTCCCGGGAACCTTCCCCTTCTGCATGAACCTGGACTTCATCCTACGTATCAACGTCGAGTACAGTTTTTCCGCTTGGTCATATTCCTCTTCCCCGGTATACATCGTGTAGGCACTATCCCTCACCCTAGCCATAAAATTCATCTCGTCTATTATTCCACCAAACACGTTCATGCCCAGGGCACCAGTATCACTCCCACCAATAGGTATAATATAAATGTTTTTTGGAAATCGCAGCTCCGACTTTATCTGTGGGTCGAACGGGAAGTGCTTCTGGAAATATGGACTTTGCTTCAGCCTCTCTGAAAACTGCTCAAATACAACCTTCTTGGCTAGAGTCTTGGTAATCGACTGCTGAATAAAAAAGATAGAAGACCCAGGAGCTAGGTCATATTCCAGCTGAGGATTGTGATAACAACTCAGTCTGTACAGCATGTAAGCAAGGGCCATATCTGCCATGTAGTTCTTGCCCACCCCAATAGCTCCCGCGAGCACAGCCTCTACATACTGTTCCTTACTAAACAACTCCCACAATGCGTCCCGAATCCTTGGCCTCAGATACCCCCTCTGTCCCATAAACTCTGTGCTCTCAACAAACTCTATAACATCAACTATTCTGTCTACACACAGCCCCCGTTGTTGAGTCAGAAAACTTACATCCTTGGTCTCCACCGCTCTTTGAAAATTAGTCAAGAACCCCTTGAGATCCACAAGCCTGAAGACGCTCTCTCCTTCGACCTCAAGCCTGGGACACGACTTCAGTAGAAGTTCAAAAAGAGTGGACTCCTTCGATGTAAAGCCGGTGCGTTTTGCCACTTCCCACACCAGCTCTATTGCATCAGCTTCCCTTATCACCCTATCAGGAGTATCCATCATTCATCGCTCTTCTTTTTTTGCAACTTCATTCTTGGGCCTATACGTCCCTTCTGAATCAGGCACCAGCGTCAGTGCCTTGCTCTCTGCAAGCTCCAAGAACTTGTGCATGCCATCTATGAACCGGTGAGGGCTATTCTCTAGTGCATTCTGCACAATCCCCTCAAACTTGTGCTTGATATTCAGGTTAAACTCACTGGGCTTTGCATCCAACACCCCCAGCTCTATCTGGTACTTCAAATACGTGTCTAGCAGCTCCCCTAATGTCTTCACTGTCTTATCTGTGAACTTGAATGGAATGGCCTTCTTCTCCCGCTCAACCAACGTTTCAAGCCTTTCTGCCTGTACCTGGATAGCCCACGCTAGCTTCTCCAGGCCATCAACCTTCTTTTTCAGCTTCTCAGTACGCTTAGTTATCGACTCTGCCTCTTCTCTGTCCCGCTTTCCCCTAGCAGCTATCTTTGTCAGTTCAATATCACCAAGAGCCTCCCTTCTAAACTTCAGCATGGCCTTGTTCAGCACTTTCAGACTGCTGCCCCTCTTTAACCCCCAATCTTCCTGGCATATCCTACACACATAGTTAGCAGACTGCCCCCTCTTCAATCGGTAGTAAACCTCAAGCAACTGCTGGTCATCCAACAGCATCATCCAAGACCCTCTCTTCCCGGGAGGCCTGACTATCTCTCTAAGCCTCCTTACCAGGCTCTTCGGAGCAAGCTGCATCTCCTCTTCGAGAGGAACCTCTCCTCGTTTCCCTCTATTATCAGGCTTATTCTGCATCATTCACCTCTACCACATCAGTCATCGTCCCCTGAGAGACGTCTACTTCCTCAAGAAGATCACTATACTTTTCTATAAACTTACCAACCGGCAAGATCGTCAGCATGTGAGACAGTACAGAGTCAAACTTGTACCCGTAAGCCATGCACTCTCTCACCTTATCCTTAATCTTCTTGTACTCCCTTGGAGGCATCCTTACCCAAATATGCTCCTTGCCGCCAAAATCTAGGATCATGAAGTTGGCAGGAAGTGTGTCGCCATACTTTGTGAACAACCTGTTCAGTACTAGACTCAGATCATCAACCGTCTTTATCTCCTCCCGCGCCTTGTCAAACTCCTCTTTCATCTCCTCGCTTGGAAGAGACTCTCTGGCAGAGTCAAGCATCGCCTCGAACTCGTCCTCATCAGCAAAACCAAGCTCGTGGGCCAGCTCGTCATACGTGTACTCTCCAGACTGCATCAAGTCTTCTACTAACTCATTAAACTTCTTGTAGTTGAGTTTGCCCCTTATTTTGTTGAACCTCACAGTCTGGAACTTCTGCTTAGTCTCGTCCAGTATCTCTGGATCTGCAACTACACATTTAACAAGTGCAGCATCTGACAAACGCTGCTGCTCGAACCTATGCTCTCCGTCAATAATTCTGAACTTTCCGTTGGGTAATGGAACAACAAGAATTGGGTCCAGGAACCCAACATCATCTATATTCTCCGCCAAAAGATCAAACTCCTCTGGGCTCATCTCATTCAGCTACGGGTTCCAGGGATTAGGCTCAATCAGCTCTATGGGCAACTCTACTACTGAGCCATGCTCAACCTGGAACGCGCTGCTATCACCTCCCCTCATGTCAACTTTTTCCTCCTGAAGGCCGCTGCTACCGCCTCCGGAGCCACTCCGAACCGTCTTCCTATCTCTGTCCATGTGCTACCTCCAATCTCTTCTCAACATTGCATCTTTCCTCATACCATCCCCCAGACCAGAACCCGTGGGTTAACAATGCTATCTTCTTTCCCACATCCTTTCCATACGGATGCTTCCACACTCTTCTATGCTTTGCCTTCAGCATCTCCTCAAAAACACCTTTCTCTCCCACAGGCCTTATTAACACATTAGCCCCAAGCTTTAACGTCTCTGGCCTTTCAGTGTTATCTCTAATAGTAAAACAAGGAACTCCAAGGATACACGCTTCCTCCTGCAGACCCCCACTATCAGTAACTACAAAAGGAGCATGGCTTATCATATCCCACATCCTTATTGGAGAGACTGGGTCCACTATCTCCACTACATCCAACACCCACTTGTCCAGGCCCTTTGCCGCATCCCTCACTCCAGGGTGCATAGGGTATACTGCCCTAACCCCCCTATGTCTCAAGAAAGATGCGATGCCTCTCACTACAGAACAGAACCTGTCAACATCGTCCACCAGCTCTCTCCTGTGAAGCGTTATAACCACCCCATCATCATCTATACCATTGAGCCTTGTCGGAGGCCTCACCACATCCACAATCGTATTCCCAACTGCATGCTTTAGTCCCATACAATGCTCTCTATTGCAATTATCCACATGATACACCAACGGGCAGAAAAGTATATCTGCTGCCTGATCCACCATCTTTCTGTTTCTTTCTTCTCTCATAAAAAAATCAAATGATCTCAGACCCGCTTCCACATGAGCCAATGGCTTCTTGTTATGGATTGCTGCTACAGCTCCAAGGACCGTCGAGGTCGTGTCCCCGTGGACCATAATAAGATCGGCAGTTTGGATGGCCGGAAACATCCCTGACAGGACATCAAAACCACTCATCACCACAAGGTCACTCTCACAGTAGCCAAGGAAATCAAACATCATCCTTCCCAACTCATCGCTGAAGTGCTGCCCCGTGAACAGTACAACAACTTCCACACCAACTCTCTTGAGACCATCTACTACCGAATACATCTTTATGATTTCAGGCCTTGTTCCAAGAACTACTGCGACCTTCACACTAATTCTCCTCCTTTATTCGCTTATCAAAACCATCCTTAACCAGGTGCATTCTCTCTCTGTAATACTCCACAGTCCTCTTGATTCCGTCATCCAGTGACACAACTGGCTCCCACCCCAGTCTCTTCAGATCCTCTGAGACCCGTATCCGATGAACCTTTACATCTATACTCCTTCGATCCACATGAACAATACCAGTACCAGGAACTGCTCTTGCAACCGCATCTGCTATATCATTGACCGATACCATGTAGGGTGGGACGATACTCACCGTCTTTTCATTGAAGACATCATAACGATCTACTATCAAAGCAACCGCTCGGGCCAGATCATCGCAGTAGAAGTGCTGCCTTACCTGTCTCCCGTCTCCATGAACCTCTAGCGGGATTCTTAGTAAGGCATTACGGATAAAATACCACGTTACTACGTTCCTCTTCATCCTTGGCCCATACTGAGTCCCAAACCTAAATACAGTAAACCCAACGCCGAACTGGTAGAAGTTATCATGGCAAATCATCTCCATGGCCAGCTTGTTGTCTACATACTGGTGATAGCAGTCTGCCAAGTCTATCCCTGTAGACCCATTACCAACCATTCCATCACTGCCCACCTTCAGCATTCCTGATACCAAACTTGATGAAGCAATGGAGATTCTCCTTACATCAGACCGTGCTCCTAGATCATGAACTACATCGTACAATGTAGCCAAGCCCACGGCTCCTGGCATCCACGCACTAACCTGGCCAAGGGCAGAAGAGACCGTGTGGCTGACTCCGGCTAGGTGGACAATCTCCTGAATCTTGAAGTACTCCACTACGTGCCTAACCATATCAAAGTCTGTCACATCTCCTTTGATAACCTCCAACTTCGTCCCACTACCAACTGATGCAACATCCTTCCTGATCTCTCCCTCATTACTAGTATCAACATCATACAGCACCACAACATCAAAGAGTCTTCTGGCCATCTCTCTCGCAATGTGGCCCCCCAAGAAGCCTGCTCCGCCTGTAATCAAAACTCTCATACCACCACACCTCCTGTTGCTTCACCTGTTCTTGTTTTTTCCGACTGGGTACAGCCTTCTTGCCTCTATTGCTCTTAGAACTCTATCGGCTATCATCTTATATCCGGAGTTGTTAAGATGAACTCCATCAGCATAAGCACTGTCCGGAAAACCGCTCAGATCCACCAGCTCGATCTCCCACTCCTTAGCTATCCTTACCAACTCCTTATTATATACCTCTATCATCTTCCCATCGCAGAAATCAGGGGCTCCAAAACCTCTCAGATCTGGAATTGTGCAAAGATAGGGCACCTTGTCAAAACGGGAGGCTATCCTCAAAATGGCCTCCACATGCTCTGCATAGATGGAAGGATCTGTTGATATTTGTACTTTGGCGTCATTAGTCCCCACGAGCAGCACCAACTCTGCTGCCTCTGGATACGACCTAATAACTGAATAGGCTCTCTTGTACACGTCAATACTGGTTTCCCCGGGAACACCTGCATTGATCACATTCCAGTTCTGTCTATACTTCTTCCACAGCAGCAGCTCTAGCTCTATTGGCCATCCTCTCCACAACTCATCTCTCGAACCTGCTGTGAGACTATCTCCCAACGCTATAATCGACCCATAGATCATCTCCTACACCTCCTTACTTCAATCTATGAAATTCAACCTCTTTCTTACCTGTATCTTCTACCATATCACTAAATGACAAATAGGAATACAGATCCCAAGCTGTCATCTTTCCACGAATTGGGTTGGAAAAATCAGAGGGACGATACGTGTTATCCTTCCCGGCCACTATGGCTCTAATCAAATCATCTATAGTAAAAAACTCATCCATCTTCTTCACATAGTCGTCCACTAGCTCCGTGTTCCGATTAGGAGAGTTCTTTTTACCAAGTGTTGGAGGGGGCCAGTGGTTCTCATACACGTATGAAAACACCATGTCATGCATTTTTAACTTACAGGCCTCTTCTGAGTATGTATCGCGCAGCCAGTCGGGAACCCACGTAACCTTGTTAACTGCTTCGTCATAATGCTCGTAGATCCACTTTAACCACCCATACGCCTCATGAAACGTCTTGTACTTGAATGGATAAGAATCCCACTTGTCCTTCATAAGCACCTTGGCCCACTCTAAATCTGGCAGGATCGTTACAATTCCAGTAGCCATCTGCTCTAGCAGCCCTACAGTAAAACCTTCGATCCTTGAGGATGCAAGAAGAACGTGGGCCTTGAAACACTCTTCTAAAAATTCTTCCGTTTTCATATCAGGTAGAATTTCCAGCTCCGGAGGAAAGGCCTGTCCTATATTCCACCCAACTATTGGACTCGTCAACACTATCCTAACCTGCCTTCCGGCGGAGAAAAACTTATCGTACGTCCAAACCAACTGCTGGGCTCTCTTCATTCTATTTAAGCGCCCGCCAAAAAAGAGAGTAAAGGTGGCATTCTTCCCCCTGACCTTCTTTCTAACTCTATCTATGACTGCGAAGTCTATACCTCGTGGCAGAATCCAGCTCCTCTTTTCTATCTTCCTACACAACGACATCGTTAAAAACCTTCGACATGCCCGAATCGCTACTTTCCTCTCCAGCTCAGTTGAGAAGAAGGTCCGGCACATCGCATACCCATAAGACCTTGACAACAAGTCTATATCATCTATCCCAACCACCATCGGAGTGCTGTAGTCAGCTGCCATCTCCTCCCCTATGATCACCGGCATAAAGAAGTCTTTTCTCTTCCATAGCATCCTCTGCAGTGCTCCTGCAATACTTGTCCTAGCAGTAATCACAACATCCGCATACAACTCCGGCCATCTGGGAGCAAACATCCTGTAGAAACCCTCTGGAATGACTGCCATAGCATCATGAAACTTTAGCCATTTGCCGATTTTAATATAATACAAGCCCGGCTCGTCCTCCAGCTTATCAAGATCATTCATGTCATCAGGAATGACTAAATACGTAACGGCCTTCCTTTGCTTCCATGCAGTACGGGCCAGCTTCACAAACTGTACTATCTCTGATTCTGTTAAGGAATGCCTATGAGTCACACACGGAAGAGCTGCTATCCTCATCAGTACCCCTCCACCTCAAAAACTCTGGCATACGCGAACTTTCTTCCAAAATAGAATAAAAGTGGACTCCCAAAACGTCCATTACCGGCAACTCCTGATACCCTGCTGACAATCATATCGTGTGTTCCAGGTAGAGAAAGAATTGAGTCACACACTGCACATAGGCTGGCAAGACTACCCTCTGGAACCATTAAAACCCCACACCCATCAGAGTAAGATACCACCAGCTTCATCTCGGACCCAGGCTCCCCGCTCCTGGTCTCAAGTATCTCCTGCGCCACATCCGGCGTAGGCTCCATCAAACTAACAGTAAACCTTGCGGATCCTACTGAATCTATCAGTTTTCTGATGTTCGACAATGTTTTGGAAGACCGTCTGGCCAGAATGCCGAAAAGCTCTGGCTTTTTAGACAGGGGCACTACCCACGAAAAGGGGCTGCATCTATACTCCTCCTTATCAACGTCATACGTTGTGACCATTACCACAAGGTTCGGGGCCAGCCAATTCCACCAGTTCGGTCTATCTACTTGTACACTCATTCTGACACCACCTCCAAAAGACTTGCGGCAACCTTCTCTGCCTCATCTTCGCTCATGGTCGGATAAATAGGAAGGCATAGGTGGGAGATACTGTAAGACTCTGCATCAGAGCCTAGAAGGCCTCCACTTGGTAAATACCCAAAGAAGTTAGGATGGTTCTCAAACACCCTGAATCTCCACAGCGGCTTCGAGTTGCACTTTGCCTGCAACAGAATGCCCCTTGCCTTGAGAGCGCCATATACCTTTTCGTTATCTGCATGGCTTCTCAGCCCCGGGACCATCACTATGTACCTATACAGGTTGGGCTCCAACTTTCCACTCTTCACCAGGAGCCTATACACCAGCCTGTCAGTGTGACCTCCAGCAGACCTGAAAAAATGATCATACACATCCGCTATCTTTTTTCGCTCCCTGTACACCTTATCATAGTTTTCCCACAAGATGCTTCCGATAGCTGCCTGGAACTCCGTCATCCTCCAGTTATAACCTATTATGGCAGAATCTGCGAAGATCGGGTCTCCATTCGGATCCTTCCCGTAATTTCTATACGTCCTCAGAAACTCCGCCACGTCATCATCGTCCACCAGTAGCATTCCACCCTCTCCAGAGTGAATCATCTTCGTAGCATAAAAAGAAAATGTCGCTATATCTCCCTCAGACCCTGCCAGCCTTCCATCGCTGTACTTCGCCCCATGGGCATGGGCACAGTCCTCTACAGTCGGCACTCCCATATCCCGCAGAAGCCTGATCAGCTCAACTGAGTCTGCCCCGGTCGTTCCAGCAGTGTACACCGCCATAAAGATGGTCTTCTTGCTCCCCAACCCAAACGACTTAAACGTATCCACCACCTGGTCAACCGTGCACATCACTCCATTAAGAACCTTTGAAGGAACAGTTATCACCTTCGCGCCAAGCCTCAGCGCAACGTTCACACACCCATAGAATGCAGTGTCCGGCATCAGCACTACTGTATCGCTCAGGTCATAGATCGCATGTTTATCACTAGGCATCCCGTCCAGCTTCCATGACAACGCTATCAGCGCGGCCTCCAGCGCAGAGGTATCACTGTTGACCGCTATCCCATGCTTCCTCTCATGAGAAGCAGAAAAAATCTCCTCAAATTTGCGGGTCTTCTCCCCAAGGATCAGCATTCCACTATCTATTACCTCCTCAAAAGCTTTCATCACCTCATCCTTAAACATCTCCAAGGCTATCTTGTATGGAACTATCATCTGTCTCTCCTTTCTATGCACCACTCTACTATCTTCTTCATCTCTGCTCCCATCTTCTTTTTCCACAACCTTCTGGTCTCCATCGGCGACATCCCATTCTTCGACAGTCGCAGCCGTTCTTCAATCGGCCACCACACCTGCTCAAACGGTGATGCCACCGTCGGATCTTCGACATCAGTTCTCATCCACGCCGGAACCCATGCCGACTCAGCATAAAACCACAAATCATCCAGATCTCTTTCTGTCACCCATCCAAACCCCTTCTGCTCCCTATACTTCAGAAACACTCTCATCGCCATCTTACCTACCATCGTATGCATATCAAACACGTACCACGGCAGGTTAACTGTTTTCGGGGGCTTGGATCCGTGCTTCTGCTTCCACAGCCTCCAGTCCTCCTCTATCTTTCTTTTCACCTCCTCCTTCTTCAATCCTCTAGCTGCCACCAGAATCATCACTCCCAAGCAGCCTACCCTGTCTCCCAACATCCCTCCGGCGAAAACCCTTTTTCTAATCGTCTCTAGAGCAGCAGACTCATAATCTGACATCTTTCTAAAATCCATCAGATGTTCTGTCAACCAAAATGCTACCTTCATCGGATCTCCGTTCACAGCATCTAGCCTCTTCTTCAATTCTACAGCAATCCTTTCCTCTTCTATCCCGACCTTCAATCTCCCAGCAAGAGGAACCAACGGCTCGGCATCCTTCTGTTTACTTACTACCGTTAGCAGATAAATGAACCTCCTCCAGTCCTTCTCCTGCTTATTTTCCATCTGCATCAACTCTGCCAACTCCCCTGCCATCCACCACACCTCCTCCATCACCAGAATCGGCGTCCTCCACTTCAACCAATTTCTATGCTTCGACTCTGCCCACAACAGATCGAAACACGTCTTCGCAAGGTCCAGGTCTCCTCTCCGGATCGCCTTCTGAATTCCGCTTCTCGCTCCATACACTAGATCATCATCTTTCATCCATTTATGCCCTCCTTTTAAGTTTTGGGGATATTTTATAACATATAAAATCATTTGTCAAGGATTATTCCTTCGCCTTAACATCCGACTTCCGTGGCCGGAATGCATCAGTGTAGATACAATCCTCTGTGCCATCCTCGTACACTAGGTAGGCGGACCCGTATACAAAGCTGGGCGGCCCGATCACCCTCACGTCTACCACCTTCTTGAACGGGCCGCCACGGTTAACAGGCTTGCACATTTTTCCCACCCACCACCTCCTATAAACCTCTCTCTGATCCTCTCTCCTCACTGCTACTACTCCTCAGTCAGACCAAGCAGCTCATCAAGATCAATCTCATCCTCATCAACATCATCAAGGGACTCTGCCAGCTCAAGCCCCTCTTCATTTTCATCTTCCTCTTCATTCTTCTCGTCCTCATCCTCGTCCTCATCCTCATCCACGTCCCCGGAGGCCAACTCCTCAATGTCGTCATCCACCGCATCGAGGGCATCCTCAGCCTTCTCAACCTCCATACTTGTCTCCTTATCCGCAACTATCAGATTGACTCCATAGGCCTGCTCAATGAAGGCTATCATGTCTTTGAGTGGAGTTCTCTTAGGTGAAGCCCCCCTGTCAGCCATCCAATCCTGGCATATCATCTCAAGGGCTACCACCGTGTTGTCCGTGTTAAGGAGTTTCTTGGCCTCCTCTACAGCCTCAGTGATGACGTTAGCCTCGGCCTCGCTCATTTTTAGACGCCATGTGGTAATAGTAGGAACTTCTACCCCAGACAGGTCCTTGCGCTTGGTGACCTTCACTGCCTCGGTAAGCTCTCGACTTGACATCTTTTCAGCCTTCTCTATCCACTCCTGAGCATTCTCTTCATTAATCACCCGCACAAGGTCTTTCATCTTTGCCCACCCAAGCTTCTCAACAGTAGGCTTCGAGAGATTCAGGGCCTTGACCTTCTCCCAGATGTCCACGAAGTACATCGCCTTGCGATACTGCATTCCAAGCTCAGTAGTGATGTACTCCTCAAAGTCCTTGAAGCCCCACTCTCGGTAAAACTCTTTGTGGTACGCCTCGTGGAGCAGCCGAGCCAGGTCAATGTACCCTCGCTCCACCTCCTGATACTTCTCCATGATCTCTTTTCGGACCAGTTCATGCCTCTTGGCTTTACTCTTAGCCTTCACTGCAGCACCACTGGCCTTGCTGTTCGCCTTCTTACTCTGCTTTTGCTTTGCTTTTGCCATCTTTCTATCCTCCTACTTTTTATGAAGTTTTCTAACCTTACCCCTACTACTCTCAGTAGGGGAACCACCCACCAATCTTGCTCTTGTCTTCACCCACTCTCTGGTCGCTTTCACCTCCTCTGCACTACGCTGTGCCTGTGGCACCGTCTCTTTAACCGACCGCAAAATGTCCTTGGTCGTAAATTCCCTATCCTTGTCAAAGGCTGAGAACATTGCATCAACTATCACTCCTTCTATCTCAGCCCCCACAAAATCCTCCGTCCTTGCCGCCAAAAGTGGTATATCAAAATTCTCCGGATCACGTCCTCTCTTCCTGAGATGGATCTCAAAAATCTCCTCTCTTTCCTCAACAGTAGGCAAGTCAGTCGCCCACACCTCGTCTAGCCTTCCCTTCCGGTAGACCATAGAAGGGAGGGTCGTGACATCATTGGCAGTGGCAACCAACATCACCGGCTTCTTCGTCTCTTGTAGCCATGTCAGAATTGTGGAGACAACCCTAGCAGTCACTCCAGAGTCCAACTCACCTGAGCCCCTGGCCCCTGCCAACCCCTTCTCTATCTCGTCAATCCACAACACCACTGGAGAAACTGCCTCTGCAACCTGTAGTGCAGACCTGACAGTAGCCTCTGACTCACCAACCAGTGACCGGAACATCTTTCCCATGTCCAGTCTAAGGCACGGAAGTTGGAGATAGGACGCTGTGGCCTTTGCTACCAGACTCTTACCAGTTCCTGCAGGACCAACTATAAGAATCCCTTTCGGGTATGGCAGCCCATACTCCCTAGCCTTATCTGAAAACGCACGCTTTCTTCGCTGTAACCATTCCTTAAGAGCGGAGAAGCCTCCGACATCATTTAACGTCTCCTCCACCCTAACGAAGTCTAATTCTGACTTTCGGACCTCATTCTCCTTCTGGAGCTGGATAACCCTCAAGTCAATCCCATTGCTTGTAGCCAGTGAGAGAGCTATCGCATTCTCAGCTCCCATCCTATCAAGCCCAACCGCCGCGTTAGCGGCTGCCCTGATCAGTTCTTCCTTGTCACCATTCAGCTTAATGTCAGCCTCGTAGGCTGTAATGATCTTTCTATACTCCTCTTCAATCTCCTCTCGGGAAGGAAGAGGAAGGTCTATAAATGTGACAAGATTTCGCAACTCAGGTGGGAGATCAAGATCAGGACCTAACAGGATTATATGAGACCCTACCAACCGTGCTGACATGATAGAGTCCGACATCTGTTGGATCACTGCATAATTGCTGATGAACTGTCTCACGTTATGGAAGACAGCGACTATTGGCTCGTCCGACGTCTCTACAAAGGCCAAGGCGTCTATCAGATCCTGGGCCTTCTCAACCGACGACCCGTCGTGCTTCTCCACTACCAATCCGCTAGTCACCTTCCACACACCTAGCATTACATCTGGGAAATAACTCTCCACCGTACTCCTTACCAAGGCCTCCGCTGCCTGCGTATTCTCAGAAGTCCTGAGAAAGAGGCACGGATAGCCTGCAGACATATAGTCCAGCAGTTCAGGTTCCTTCATAATCGCCCTCCAATTTTTAGTTTTTTTTTTAGAGTATATGAGATAAAATCATTTGTCAAGTATTTTTTGTAAAACTCTCGCACATTTAATGTGGCCGGGGCCAGGACTCGAACCTGGACGCCGGTTGTTTTGAATCGCCTTAACACCGCCCAGGCCACCGGCAGCGATTGGATGATGCGGCATTCAGCTTGTGTCTACCAGTTCCACCACCCCGGCCATGCTACTCCTGAAGCCTTCCACACTTTGGACAATACCACCTATGAAAACCTTTCTCGTACTTGACGCGCGGTTCTCCTTTGTAACCGCAATAAGGACATTTGATCTTAAATTTTATCCTTCTTCCCACTGCCATTCACCTCCTTTTTGCAAGCGCTTGCAAATTTTTTATAAAAGGATTCCTCTTTATCAGTGCTTTGATAGAGTCGGCCTCATACTTCAGAAGCTCCCCACGCAGAGGTGGGTTTCCGATAGCGTGCCACCCAAGATCAGCTATGGCCACAGCAGCAGCCTCATCGTTGGTCTTGCACTCTATCCCAAACTTCTGGAAGACCTTCAGCTTGAATTCGTCCTTCTTCAAGGCTCCATTATTCGATAGGAACTTCTTCCATGTCCCAATCGGGACTTCTATCGGCGGATTACTGGTCTTCCTGAATACCGCCAGCTTTACTATCCCATTCAACTCTCCAAGCGAAGCCAGGCTCGATGTCTTTCCACCCACCCGGTAGGCATAGTCTTCTATGAAAACCACATCCTTCCTATCAACCATGTTCACAATCTTCCACATGATCTCTACTATCCGCATAATCCGGTGAACAGAATCAGACGGAGGGACACGTATCGCCATCACCTCAAACTGTCCGCTGCCATCAATCCTGGCAAATCCTGTACTAGACAAACTCAAATCCAGTCCTACTACACCTCTCATTCAGGCCTCTCCTCTTTCAATAAACACAACACTATCACTGCGTAATTCGCAAGATCAATCAGTGTGTCCTCCAATGTCTCATCCTCAACAACTGCTACGCTGCTCCTGATCAGGTTGCACGCTCTTGCGTACTTGTCCTGAAGCCTGACGAAGGCCCCGACCCACGCTGGGATACCCAACTTCTCAGACTCACGGAAATTGCCTAGTGAGGAGTTATCACCACTATAATCAGCATCCTTCTTCTTGTGAATTGAGGTCATCCTATCAATAACTTCCATGAACCTATCTTTCTTCTCTCCCATATCACTCCTCCACAAAACACTCCAATCCTTTATTAACGATTAACCACCACGACATCTCAGCAGTGCCACCGGCCTCGTCAATCCAACTAATCTGGCTCTTTGGCAACCACACCTCTCTCTTATCAAATTTCATCAACACTGCCTTATCAGTCTCAACCACTACCTCATCAAAGACTATTACCGCCATTACTACACTACCCTTTCCTCATACGCCAAGCATTCCTGTCTACACGGACATGACTTAGCCCGATAGTTTCTAAATCCATGCGTCCTACACTCCGCGTGCGGATCAGGCAACCAGTCAGGAGCCCTCTCCAGTCCCTTGGCAAACTCTCCGAGCTTCCCCTCTATCCTCGCAGAAAGCGCATCAGTCAGCTCTACAGCAAAAAGCTTCGCTGGAAACTGTCCAGACTTGAACCTCTTGGTTATGTACAGGATGGCCCCATACCTATCATCCACCTTAACAGGCATCCGTGAATCCTCTTTCAAGAATCTCACATAGGTCCCAACCTGCCAAACATGCTCTACCAACGGGGCCTTCAGTCCCTCAAAGGCTCCGCCCTCCATAGTCTTAAACTCCATCACTCTTACCCTCTGTCCCTGAGTTTGAAAGAACATGTCAGGATGGCCAGTAACTTTGAAACGTCCGTTGATTCTCATGAAATGCTCTTTATACAAGATTGCGTTTCTGCTTCCACCACAATAACTGCACCCACTCTTTGGAGGCTTGCCAAAATAGAGCACCTTTCCGCATGATGCACACCTCCACCACCCAATTCTGTTGTCCCCCAACATATCAGGAGAATTCTGCAGCCAGAAGTGGATAGCATTACCAAACCCGTACACTATCTTAGATGCCAAAAAAAGCTCAGACGTGACCTCAGCAGCAGTCACGGTGCATAGTACATGCTGCCTCATACAAGCATTATACAAAGAGGATGCCCTCGGAAAAGATATTTTTCGTGTCTCCTTCTTGCCGTGTACCGACACCAGTTCTGATGCCTTAGCTTCCGGTGGGATGTTAGGGTCCAGCAAGAAGTCATCAGACAGCATAACAGTACTAGACTCACTGTCCCCTACGCCACTACTATGCTTTCTCAGCTTCTTAACAAAATTCATCGGGATAGAATTCCTCTCTCAACGTCCAGGGAACGACTAGCAAAGGCAGGTCCGGAAACGCTCTTCGGAACCCTTGGGTCTTCTTCTTTGATCCAACTCCCCACTCACCCTTGACCTCAACAAAACAGCCGTAGTCTGGAAAAAAGAAGTCTGGAACGTAAATAGAAGTCTGGTCAATCCGGAAGGCATACTTCTCGTACTCGAATGATAGGCCATCATCAGCAACTGCCTCCGCAAAAAACATCTCGTAGAGGCTTCTGAACCACATTCCCAACTTTTCGGAAAATGCAGCGTCGGCCCTCTCGCCGTTCTCTATAATCATATAATCGTAGTCCTCATTCATCTCTCCATTCTGTGACACTATCCACTTCATGACGCACTCTTTTGAGCACACTGGCTTCCGAGGATCTATGTAGTGCCACTCCTTGGAGGTGATGCTTATCAGCCCCTTACACACATTACATACTATCTTTGCCACCTCTGACTCTCTCCTTAGCTCTAGCTATAATCTCCTGCTGAGTCCACAAGTACTCATCCCAATCGCTCATCCACAACTGCCTAATCTCATCCAGCCTCGATGCCTTGTACTTCCCTCTAAACGACCACTTGCCCTTGTCTTTAACTACAATACCAAAATCTCTTGCATATTTCATCACCGTTGCAAAATCATCTACCATCCCTGCCTTGAGACCAACATCAGGGAGATCCTCCAGGACCCTAACATACTCTCCAACACCACTCAGCGTCAATACCTTTTCCTTCTTGATAGAGAAGGAAAACCTCTGCCCAGTCTTCTTGCTTCTCGAAGCGTCCCAGAACTTTGCGTCGGCGCCCTCCTTCTTCAAGGCCTTCTGAACACACCTCAAAAGCAAGGAAAACTCATGCCGCAATCCATGCCCTCCGGGCATAGTCTCTGGGTCACCGAACATCTGTCCAATCTTTATCCTCAACTGATTCGTAAATAGGACCGAGCATGGATGCCCTTTCTTTCTCTCTCTAATCAGTCGTTGCTTTAACTTTCTTACCATCCTCGTTATCAGTCTAGCCTGCTCAGCTATAAACTTATCCTCAAGCGGGGCATCCATCTCAGTCGTCGGGATCAAAGCTGCTAACGAGTCAATAATCACCAGCCCACAATCCGTTGCCTTCAAAGCCTCATCAGCAATGTTCACGTGCTGCTCCCCATAATCCGCCAGCCCCACCACGTACTTTTCTGGGTCTGCTCCTATAGCAGATGCCCAATCCCTATCAAGCGTCCCCTCCACAGTCCCCTCCACATCAGCATAATACACAAACATCTCAAGCGGGCTGTCACACTCACAGAATTTGAAAGGTTTCATGCATCTCCAGCAGATCGACTGTGCTGCTTTAACTACATTCAGACACAGGTTGGATTTTCCTCCACCATCTCCTCCCCAAAAGCACGTAGTGCCCCACAGGGGAAGACCACCTGCAGTAGCAAAATCCACAGCAAAGACTCCGGTCGGAATTCTCATCGGATCCTTCTTCATTCCAGATCCACGGAACATTGTCCCCGGCCCACACACCTCATTCTGTGCAGCCATCACTTCTGCCAGTGTAAGCACCTTACCATTAGACGATTTCTTCTTCTTCTTCTTCGACATCATTAAGCACCCTATCAACTTCTTTATCTACCAGCTTCTCACACAACGCCCTGACCCACTTGTACACGTCCAGCATTTCTTCCACATAACATGGAACTGATAACATCACGTCAACTCTCGCACTCGAATAATCCCCGGACGGAATAGTAGCTCCGTACTTGACCGACACAGTAGCTGGGTTTGTAACAAACGGTCTTATCTTAATTCTCTTAGCCTTTCGCTTCATCTGCCCGAGTACAGTAGAAGTCACTTCCACAACCGCCTCTTTCTCAGAAATGTCCTTTCTCTCCTTCTTCTTCGTCATCACACAGCTCCTTTTCATCCCACTCGGTCCCAATACTTGTGTACCACCCTCTTCACCTGTTCGAGGGAACCCAACTTCCCCTCATCAAAGGCCCGGAACACCTTCCTCAACAGCGCAGCCTGTCCAGGGGTGTACAGCCTCCAGCCTCTACCATCAGTGTGTCTTACATTGGGGATCACTCCCTGCCTGTGGTAGGCTCTGATAGTCTGGATACTTCTGTTTATCAACTTGGACAACTTCCCAATCGTCAAGTATCTGCTTCCATCGGGAGCCACTACCAACCTTCTATCCGCTGGAACCATCTTCTTTCTTTTCAGTTTGTAGTACCTCCGCGCTCTCTCAAGAGCCTTCCTCCTATACTCTGGGTCGTTACGGTACTTAGCCTTTCTCTTGACGGAGAGCCGCTCCCTATTATCCTCATACCACTCTTTGAAAGTAGCATAGGCCATCTTATATCACCCCCATTTGCTCCTTTTTACCGGCAAACCCTCCATCATGTACCTGCGCCTTCTAGCATTAGCCCACCCTAGCGCATCACGGTAGTATGTATCAACAATATCTACCACTATCGGACTCTTCTTCCCCTCAGATATTCTCTCGATTCTGCCCTTCGTCTGCCTCACGTCGGACTGAGGTGTGGCATACACCAACCCGGCCAGATCGGGAATGTCGGTCCCCAGCCCAAACATTCCATAAGTAGCCAGAATCACTTTGCAAGCGCTTGCAACTCTCCTCCTCTCACTGTCTGATACTGAAACCTCTTTTCCTGAAACGGGAAGGGAACGAACATAGAACCCTATCTCCTTCCTCGGAATACCAAAACGCTTCACAAGGATAGTCTTCAGATCAACTAGCTGCTGCTTTCTATCAGATAGCACCAGCACTCTTCTTCCCGAATCGTACAACTTCTTTACATACCCACAAATGATCAAATTCCTCTTCGGGTTACTGGCAATTCTCGATAGCAGCATTCCTCTCCTATTCATCTTCCGGCTTCCCATGTGGACATAACCAGATGATTCGTGAAAAAAATGCATCACTACCAACGGCTTCATCCTGTTCTTTCCACGACACCTGATACGCACCTGCTCTATATGCTTCTGTATGATCACGTGGAGTCCGTCCGGCCTCTCCACAGTAGCGGACGCCCCAATCCTGTACGCAGCAGGAAACATAGCTACAGCAGGTGCAAAAGTCTCCGGAGGGACCGAACGGTCAACCTCATCAAATACCACGGTGCCAAAATAATCGCGGAAACCGCTACCATACCTATCCAAAACAACGGAATGCACAAGCCCAACAACCACACTTTTCCCCCTCCACACTCCACGACCTTCCTCAACTATTCCTATATCCCGTCTGGAAAGGTTACTATGCTCAATAAGCCTATCTATCCACTGCTCCACCAGGTTGGACCTTGGGACAACTACTAGAGCCGTCTTTCCCAGCATCTCCATCATCTTTATCAACATAACGGTCTTGCCACTACCGGGAGGAGCCTCCAACACAAAACCTCTCCTACCGTTCCTATAGCACTGATCAAACTTCTTGATGGGACCAATCTGGTCGTCCCACAGCTCAGAAGTAAGTCTCAGTACTATCTGTCTCCCGTAGGACATCTCATCAACGACAGTCCTGGCTACACTTTCTACATTCCTAAAATAATATCTTGGCACTCCCAAATATCCTGGACGCCTACCACTCCAAAGAGGAATTGGGGGGCCTCCAAACTTACTGGTAACTACTAGACTCCTTACCGCAGCCCGGAGGCCTGTTCTCAGCTCCTTCACCGGAATGTACAAGTAGTCAGAAAGTATGACTTTACTGTATGTCATAGCAGATCGTCTATCGAGAGATCATCTTCCAGATCATCATCCTCATCATCATCATCTTTCTTCTTGCCCTGTCTCTTTTTCTTACCCTTCTCCTCATTATCATTATCATCATCCACATCAAAGGGAAAGTCATCATCATCATCTGCAAAAGGATCGTCCTCTATCTCCTCTCCGGATCCAACTGGATCCTCAAGACCGACAAGCTTTCTAAGCTCAGCAGGGTCCTTCGGAGCCAGGACTTCCTCATAATCGAAGGGCCTCAGCCATTCCTTTGGATCCTCTCCCTCCGGCACGAGCTTTAGCAGGGTCTTTTGTGAAAGCTTCCTTATAAACTCAAAATCCTCTCCGACACTAGACTCATTCTTGCTTGAACCACGACTGATCTCATACAGGCAGAACTTCAAATCCTTTCGTCGCTCTATCTGCTTCTTCACCCGATCCCTTGCTTTTCCACGCGCTACGAACAGCATCTTTGTGTTCTTGTGAACGTTACCATCCCTATCCTTCCAAGGCTTGTGACTTATCACGGTACCGACCACTGCAAAGGATGATCTGTCACCAGACTCGCACAGCGGACACGTATCAAAGTCCTTCAGACAGGTAAAATAATTCCCCCACTTTCCATCAAGCTGCAGATTATGCTCATAGATGAAAAATGAAGGGGTGTCAAGGAATGTGACCTTCGCACTACTATCCGGCTCAAGCCAGAAACGCAGTGGACCACGAGCAGCCTGTCTTGCCTTGGCCTCCTCATCAACCTGTTGTGCCTTCTTCCACCCATTCTTTCCCTTTAGATACCATGATTTTTTTGCCATTATGCACCTCCTACTCCTTCTATTTATTGAATTATGGCATAATTAGATAGTTTTGTCAAGTCGCTTGACAGAACTTAGCACCAAATTCAGCGCCTCCCTATCCGGAAGATCTCCAGGATCCTTACAGGGACTACCATCCTTCTTCTTAGCGACACTCCAGTCCAGCTCATACAGGATGGTCTTGCCGCCAAGCATCTCCGAAATCCTCTTGTGTGCAAGCTTTCCCGCCTTGTCTGCATCATACCCCATCCATACTATCCTAGCAGTCAGAGCATTAATCTGTGCGGTAGACACTGAACTGGTAGCAGAGGCTATCACATTATCCAGTCCAAGGGACATCAAGCGCATACAGTCTATCTCTCCCTCAACGAGTATGACTCTTCTTCTCCAATCAACCAAGTGCATCCCAAACCACACTCCAACAGTCCCAGTCGTAGGAACCGAATCTTCTGATAATTTCATCTCCTCAGCAGTGACAGTCCTGAAGTACTTCTTCTTTCTGCTCCTTTTTCTCAAACAGAAGATTGCTCCATCCCTGTCAACAAGAGGAAACACTACCGCTGACTCATACTCAGAGTACCTAAGCCTGCAGGCTGCCTGTGTCCACCTGTCTATTCCACGTTCCTCTAAAAACTCTCTACACCTTCTGGCCTCAAAACCAGTAGCTCTCGCCAACAATGGAAATCTCTTCAAGGCCCTAGCTGGAAGCGGTCGTATCTCTTTCTCATCCCTTACACCTCCTTTCCATATATCCTTAATCTCAACCACACCACTTTCTCCACCACTTTCATGACGCAGTAGTACCCTAGCTGCCTCAAATGGGTAAGACCCACTTACTACAAAAAGATTATGGAGTAGCCTTCCCAACTTGTGTGGGTCGGGAGAGCACCCAAAACAGCAATATACCGACTCCTTATCCTCGTCAGCATAAATTCCGAAACTCGGATGTGAGTCAACACCACCAGAGTGAGTATATGGAGCAAGAGGACACCTGCACTGAACCCATCCTCTCCTACTCACTTGGATGTCGCTCTCATCCACCCCCAGCGCCACCAAAAACTCTTTTACTGCTTCTTTCCTCATCTCAATCCAACTCCGTAATAACAGAGTCCTGCTCCAGCTTCATCCTTTGCATATCAAAACATACTCTTATCTTTCCTCTCTCACCCTCTCTTCCCTTCAATAACTCAAAGATCTTATACTGCCTAGCGGGCCATGAGATCAGACCTGTATCAGTGCTCTCTCCTTCTGTCTCTATGGAAATCACTATACTCGCTAACTGGCTTATAACGTCCGCTCCACCGATATGAGCCAGAGACCCAGGACCCTTCCTATTGAACTGATATGTAGCAATAACAGGGATATTAAAATCAGAGGCTATCATCTTCAAAGTCTCGGCTGCTTCAGCTATCCTCTCCCACCTTGCCTTACCGGCAGCAGACCTGACTCGCAACATATAGGCCCCATCAACGTATAAAACATCAGGCTTTAACTCCTGTACTCTCAAGACCAGATCATCTACCGTGCTCTTTAATGACCCACGAAAGAAATAAAAGGAGTTGTCATACTTCCTATCCAACTCTGATATATCAGCAACTATCTTCTTTCTAGCAAACGCTCCAAGTCTGCCAAGTCTTATCATACTAGCTGGAACCCCAGTACGCATCGCAAGGACTCTTCTTGCACACTGAAGTACCGACATCTCCATCGTTACTACAAGCGGAACCTTTCCACTTCTATGTGCTTCAAGGGCCATCTTCAGCAGTACATAACTTTTTCCTTCAGAGGGTCTACCTACAACAGCTATAGTATCACCAGGCTGAGCACCATCGCTAAGCTCATCAAGATAAGGAAAACCAAAAGGAATCCCAAACATCCTCCCAGCCGACTGCCTGTCATCATGAAACTCAAGAACATCTTTGGCTGCATCCCCGAACTCGACCACAGACTCCTCTGGATTCCTACTATCAAAACTCAATACTAAGTCCTGCAGAATAGTTCTTACCTCTCCAAGATCTCCCTCTTTCAGCCTATCCATCACTTCTTCTGTAGCACCAACCACCATCCTGGATAGTGCCCGTTCCCTCACACCATCTGCCCAAAAATCAATAGGCTCATCAGGAAAGTCAAGCTTAACTCCAGAGAGTCTTTCTACAGTTGCTAACTCGGGCATCTTTCCGTAACTGCGAAAAAGATCCGATACTACCTCAAGAACTGTTATCTCGTCCTTCTCAAAATCCTCTTTTCTTACTCCATAATCACTAAGCTTCGAGACAGGAATCGCATCAATTATTAGTTTTCTCAGGAACCCAAGCCCTACACTCATTACCTCATTTCCCTCCCACTATTTCGAATACCAAATCGTATACAACGAACAGTATCTTGACTCTCTTGCTCGTGATCTTCTGCCTCTATGTTAAAATTTGAAGTTCTAACAACAACCACTTTCCTTACCAAATCCATAAGATCGCTCAGGGACACTCCGCTAACCTCTGCCAACCTCCGCACCGCATCAGCGTAGCGCTTCAATACCTCATCTCTATTAAAGCGCATTACTCATCCCTCCTACTACATAACCCAATCCTAACAACCCTTATTGCATTGCCACACTCCTTTTTTCCCTCAGCTTTCTTTCTAGCCTCATCCCTATCACCTCCTCTACTGTTAGATTCAGATCTTTCATCCCGCCACTCAACTGGTGGAACAGTCATTGTAGTTACGTCCCAAAACCCCCTCACTTCAACTGTCCTCTCCTCTTGTAGCAACAACTCCCTCCTTATCTGGTGTACAAATTGTATTATCATATCAGTAAAAAGCCCTTCTAAATAGCTCACGGGCATCTCTATAACCCTATCTTCCAGTACCTCAAACTGAACCATTACAGGCCTTGACATTCTCACATCTCTCGTCATAAAGAATATCCGGTATACTTTACCACCAGGAGTGGGATTCTCTGATACCCTGACTTCCGACCTTCTAAAAATACTCAATGTGGGCTCATTAATAGTCCTCTCTACCCGATGTATAGCCTCATTCAAGACCACCAAAACAGGAGACTCGGCACCCTCGTGAGTCCTACCATCCTCAGTGATAAATATAATCGGTCTATCCATCTAGATTGCCCACCTTTCTATTTTAACAGGCTTTCTCTTGTACGAAACTGATATAACCTTAAAGGACCCCAGATAGGAAGACACTGACCTTCCATGTAGACTCTCTATCTCAGACCAGAAAGCATCTATAAGTGCACTATCTTCTTCATGTACGTCTGACAGGGCCGTCACCAGTGTAACACCACCTTTCTCCCTTCTTGAAGCTAGTAACCTGGCTACCCTGCCCTCCACCTTCCTCACACCAGGGAGTGATGTGATATTCTCCCATACCAGAAGCTCTGAGCTGCCAACTAGCATCTGAAAAACCTCTACATCCTGGATACCACCTGATTGTAGCCTCCAGAACAGTAGGTCATCAGAAGTCACATTCACTACCGATTTGCCAAAAGTAAGGGCCATGGTCAATGGGATCAGCTTTGCAAGCGCTTGCAAAAGCGATGAGTCTGGTGTTATCAGGACCACATCTTTCTTTTTTGCTAGAACTGATCCTACCCTTATAACTAGAGATCTAAGCGTCTCCTTTTTTATTCCTAGAATCTCCTCGTAGTCTCTTTTTGCTATGCTTTTGAAGGGATATAATGTTGTCAGCTTGTTCATTATCATCTGCAGACCCAGCTGAGAGTAGGGCATGTTTTCTTCTATCATTTCTCTGCTTTCCCACGGTAGAAGCCACACCACTCCTGATTCGTTTCCTAATCTTGTCATATACCTCCTCCTTACTCAGACCATGTTTCTTTGCGTATTTGACTATCTTTATAGCCAGTTTATCAGCCTTCTCGAAATCATACCCAAGATCATCAACTATCCTCTGGGACAGTACAATATCAACAGTCCCATCATCTGCGCTGTCATGTCCTCTCGACTTGCTCTCCTCCCTCTTTTTCCGCTCATCAAGAATATCAAAAATCATACTGTCTATCCATCGCCTGTACTTAAAGTACACGGAGAAGCTAACCTGCTTCGGAACTACCAGCCTCGTCCCATCTTCCGTTCTAAGGTGTTGCCTAAACACCGGCCATAACTCACAAATAAGATACAGCCACCGTTTAGGGTCTTGACCCATCTGCTTCATGTATCCTATCCAATTCTTGGCACATCCAAAATCTTTGGCTGTCCAGTTATCAGCATACGGCAAATTCAACTGCTCACAGTTCATAGCCATAAGATACTTGATGGAAATTGGTCTTAGCTCTCCATCTTTCTTCAGTATCTTCTCTCTCTGTCTCTGTCTTGCTAACTCGGACCTACGCTTGCCTCTCTCCACAGCCTCCTTCAAGGTAGCTGGAGGCCCTTCCTTATCTGTACCGTTTGTAGTCATCAGGTAAAACCTCCTAAATCTATAAGCAGCACTGGTGTGAGCTTGCGCCAAGTCCAACAGGAAACAGAAATTAGGAGTAATCCAGTACCTCCCCTCCATATCAGGACTTTCAGCCGATACAAACTGTCTCTCAATCAATTCAGCCTTCCCCTGGAAGAAGCTTCTCCTGCACATATTCAGTGAGGAAAGCCCCTCTTTCTCGTACCCATACCATA